TTTTAAAAGGTGCTTTTGATAAAAGTCCACGATTTTTGTTTGGTAAGGGAACTCGGCAATCTCTGCCTTACATCAATATTACCTCTGTTATATAGGTAAGTCAACTTGAATGTCCTTAATATTAGAGTGATTTGTTGTAACAAGCTATCAGCCAAGAAGCCTCCAGCCCCTTGAGGTCTGATATATACATTTCATCGCTATAAGACTCGTCTTTTAAAAACCTGTCGTTAAGTTCTGCTTTTGCTTGCTGGTATTGTTTCTCAGTCATTAGGTAATTTCCTCGAATGCTTTTTGAATAGTTTGACGGCATTTTGTTTTATAAGACTCTGGAAGCCGTTGTCCAATTGTCTCAGCTATTTGAGAACATTCTTCAGATAGCTTTTTTGATGGTGCTGTAATTGATAGACGTAAAGCAAGATTATATGCTTCGTAATCATTTGCTGGTTTCATTTTATTTGCCCCATCCTAATAGTTCTCCAATTTGGTCAAAAGTTTGTTTACCAGATGAGGAAAAATTATCACGGTCCCATTGCATATCCTCAATGAGTTTTAAGAGTTTCTCACCTTCAGTATCGGTGTGAAATTCGTTTTTAATTTCTGATGCTTGGATGTACAATTAGAATTCCTCCACTCTGTCGTGAATAGCAACCGCACCGTAAAAATGATGCCCAAGAAGCTCTCTGCAAGCTTCGCTGAACCTACTGTCGGAAGTTGCTGCAAAGTTGCCCCCATCCATTGTCTGTTGGTCCTCGTTCCATGCTGGTTTTATATGCAAAGAATTGAAAGGACCCTTTTTAAGTTGGGCTGCTGGATAGTGGTCTGAAGGTTCAAAAGGACCCTCGACGTTGGTTAAGCATAAGCCTTCGATGTCTCTTGAGGACACACCGTTTAAGGTGCAGTCCCCAAATTTTGAGCATTTGTAAATGTTTACATGTAATCCCATAATTAACCCCTCCTTACTGTTCCGTCTTTTTCTGTGTAAGTCCAAGAATAACCAGATGCCCAATCGTGCAATTTTGGCTGGAGGTTATTTTTGTTTGCTTCTAAAGGCTCTCTGCAAAAGCTAAAATGTACGACCTTCTCTGTTTCTAAGTCAATTACATAAGAAGAACCGTACTGAGGTGCTCTTTTATCAGCTTCAGCTATTGCTTCCTCTGCTGTTTGAAAAAGGTGGTCAATTGGACCGTTTTTATAAGGTGTTTCGACCCTATATTCGAGTGTGGGCAAAAGGCCCATCTGCTCTGGATTGATTGCTGCAATTTTCATTTTTGTTTAGCAAGTTAAGTGGAGGCAATCTCTGCCTAGTTATATATTACCTCAACCTAATGATACTGTCAACCATCTTAACCCAACCCAATGTGCCTGTAATATTAGTGTCACAAGACAAGTTGACTCAGAGTGTTATTAGGCTACAATGGAGTTGAGGGAGAAGATTCCTCAATTGTACCTTGTCAACTGAATACTATGTACGGATGTGATTATTTGTACTTTGGAAACAAAGTCTCAGATATTAAACAATTCACTGGACCTTATCTTTTAAGGACAGATGGAAATAAGGAGCTTATTCAAGCTCAACTTATGCCCAGAGTCGACCAAGAAGTAAATGTTTCTTGGCTGGCCAATCACAACACGGGTCGAAATTCTAATCCACCTCAAACTCAGATTTCCATACAAGGAAAACTGGAAGGGCTGATAAATAATGAAGGGGAGGGAACTTATAGAGTTCTTATAAATAACCAAACCTACACTTATTTCTTCGACAGCAATATTTGGCAAATAAGTCAAAAAGACAAAGATGCCAGATTAATTATTCTGATCGATACCACCCACCACACGGATTACAATTACGAGGAAAAAGTAGATCCAATCGGATATGCTTTCAAACTCGAAGAACGTGGACTGATCTAAACAATGCCCCCTTCGGGGGGCCTTACATAAATTCATGAAATCAAAATTAAAAAAATTTGAAAAACACTTCAAGCAAGAAGATGTTGAATGGATAAGTGACTTGATCAGGGATCACTTAGTTCCAAGCCCGATGTGGGACCCTGAAAAGTTCTGCAGTATGGATTGGACCATAACAGTCAACCTACAAAAGTGGAAGGACTAAAAGGGGCTGCTCTTTACAGGGCAGCTTTTTCTTGTATCATGTATTATGCTTAAATTAAATCGGGAAGCCTGATGACAACAAAAGCAGTGGTCTGAAAGCTATAAACACCCATTGATACCGTGGGCAAGGCAGGGCAGTCAAGGCAAGGGGCTGATCGATCTCCCGATTTATAATTACAACTCGTTTATTATTATATCCGCACCAACTACCTCATCTTCATTGCAGTATCTTTTAGTTGCTGATAAATTTGTTACTTGACAGTCATCTTTAAAAGCAATTCCAGTAAGTGCGTCTAAAGTTGACCTAACAAGCTTATCTAGGTCATTTTTTTTAACAATTAAATAAGCTGGGGCTGATTGCTTCAGCAGTCCATTTGAGCGATAGTGACTTTTAGGTCGATTAAACCTAAATATCAAACCAACGTGACAAGCACCCTCGATAGGTGTTTCTGTCTCTTTTTTGGCCACCTTGCTAACTTCCCTCCGCCATGTCTTTACCCTTTTGCAAACTTCGATCATTCTGCCACCACCAATATGTCGTTTACTGCCTTGAGGGGCTGGTTCAATATTCTCAACGGAAAAAATAAAAGATGTCATTTAATCCACAAGGTTATCCTTTCACTGCTTTACCCACAAATCTTAGAGGAAAAATACAACCAAATCAATTAGCTGTTTTATGGGTCATTCAAAGCTACGCAAACAAAGACGACCAGCAATGTTATCCATCCTTGAATACAATCGCCAAGTCTGCTTGTATGTCAAAACGGACCGCACAGAAGATTGTGAATCAACTTGTCTCTTTGGGCTGGTTAGAAAGAAAACACCAAAAAGGCAGAAATGGTGAGCAGGGCAGTAATTTATACAAGGTTACTATTTGGCATCTTGCTAATGTTCCAGAACCCAGTATTAATGGGCGTGGCAAATCCTGCACCCCTGCAAAATATGCTATGCCCCCAGTGCAAAATCTGCACCCCCCCATAGCACCAAATGCCACCAAACAAGATGTATATAAACTAGATACAAATAACAATATTAATAAAGTTAGTAAACAAAAAACAAAGAAAAAGATTTATTCAAAGGAATTTGAGCTTTTTTGGGAAAAATATTTAAAAATTAAAAAGAGAGCATCTGGTCAAACAAAGCCAAAAGCCTACGACCACTATTGTGTCATTATAAAAAATCATTCTCCAGAATCACTTGCTTTAGCTTTACAACGAGCTATAACTGATCAGCACCAAATCGAAATTAAAGGAGGCTTTGCCTCACCTTTTCCTAACTGCTGTAGATGGCTTAAAGATGGTTTTTATGAAGCCTACTTACCAAGCACAGTTGATTTGCCAAAGCCAAAACAAAATTGGGAGAAAGATAAATCCCAAGATTCAGAATTACCCTTTTAACTTGCCATGTCCTACAAAAGAAAACTCACAGAAAAAACAATAAACTTCTATCCTCCTGACAAGGATTGCTACGCTTGCTACGACACAGGAATCGTTAACAATTCAGATCGATTAGTCAACCGTCTTTACTGGCATGATTACGATATTGATGAAAAAGGCAGAAATTTTGCTGGCTCTGATGCAGCCATAATATGTCACTGCAAGAAAGCTTACCAACAATTAGATGAAGAACAAAATGTTATCTCATCTGGATATAGAGACTCGTTAGGTAATATTAAAACCATTGTAACTTCCAGTGGTGAACACACTTTAGGCGTTTCTTTAACCAAAGACGAAACAAGAATGTTGCACAATAAAAGAAAGGAATCTTGGCAACAAAGTGTTAAATTAATGAACGATTATCGCTTGCAAAATATAAACAATCCAAAGGAAGAACTGCCATATTTTATACAAACTGTCAAAGAAACTTTAAAAAATACTCCTTCCCTGTTTTCATTTCCAACTGAAAAAGCTACTGTTGAATCAATGAAACTCAACCATAGTGAACCACCGCCTTCCTAAAAACCTTCTTTATGAGTCGGCTCAAGCAAGGGAAAAAAAAGAAAATATAGAATTTTCTAAGCAAAATCCTCCTCCTGTTCCCCTTGCAAACTTAATGAGTTACAACTGGCCTGTTCACATGAACTGGGGCGATTGGTATTTAAACGAGGAGACTTACTCCCTTGATTTGATGCCCGACTGTCATTTCGGTATTTGGGACCACGATGAACCTTTGTATTCAATAAATTTAATTGAAGTATGCTCTGCCAACGACATGATTCGTTGGTTTTTTCATTTGCATGGCAAGAACCCTCACCTTTATGGAGAGAACTTAGTAACTGATCTTTTTTATGCTTTTCATGAAATTTACAACGATTTTAAATTTGATCTACAAAAAATGGGAGAAATAGTATGTCCAACTGCCGTTGTTAATAATCACATTAAAAAATATAATCAATTCAAAAACGCAGCATGAAAATTAACGAACTCAAAAACGACCACAAAAACGCAAGAAAAAGAACTGATCGTTCTTCCGCTTTGATAAAAGAATCGCTCCAAAAATATGGTGCTGGTCGATCCATCGTTATCGACGAAGAGAATCGAATCCTTGCTGGTAACGGAACAATTGCTGGGGCAAGAGCTGCTGGTATAAAAAACGTAAGGGTGATTGAAACCGAAGGTGACGAAATCATCGCTGTCAAAAGAAAAGGACTCTCCGAAGATCAAAAGGTCGGACTTGCTCTCGCTGACAACAGAACCTCCGACTTATCCGAGTGGGATAAAGAAATGTTGCATCAGCTTTCAGAAGATCACGACATTAATCCGTGGTTTACAAAAGAGGACCTTGCAGAAATACTTGGTGAACCAGATATTATTCCAACCGAAGGTTTAACAGACCCCGACGAAGTTCCTGAAACTCCTGAAGAACCAACAGTTCAGTTTGGAGAGGTTTGGAAACTTGGTAACCACAAATTACTATGCGGAGACTCAACCGATCAAAATCAACTCCAACCTTTGATGGAAAATGAACTGGCAGACCTTTGGCTGACTGATCCTCCATATAATGTGAACTACGAAGGGGCGACAGCAGATAAATTAAAAATTCAAAACGATAACCAGTCCGATGCAGAGTTCCGACAGTTTTTGGCTTCGGCTTACACGGTTGCTCATCATTATCTCAATGACGGTGCTTCCTTTTATATCTGGCATGCAGACTCAGAAGGTTATAACTTCCGAGGTGCAGCAAAAGATGCCAACTTGCAAATAAGACAATGCCTTATCTGGGTCAAGTCATCAATGGTTATGGGTCGTCAAGATTATCATTGGCAACATGAACCTTGCCTTTATGGTTGGAAAAAAGGTGCTTCTCATTTCTGGAACGCAGATCGCAAACAAACAACTGTTCTAAACTTTGATAAACCAAACCGCAACAAAGAACACCCAACAATGAAACCTGTCGATTTGATCCAATATCAAATGTCAAATTCAACAAAGCCAAACCATATCGTTCTCGACACCTTTGGTGGCTCTGGCACAACTTTGATCGCTGCAGAAAGACTACAAAGACAAGCTCGCTTAGTTGAACTCGATCCAAAATACTGCGATGTAATAATTAAAAGATGGGAGAATTTCACTGGAAATAAAGCAGAGCGTGTAGTATTTAACTAAGAACTACATTTTATGGGCAAAAAAGGTACGCAAGCAGAGACAATTGTCAGGGCTCAACGGTTCGCTCGGATAATTGCTAACGGGGGTCGTCGGTCTGACTGCGTTCGTTATGCTTCCGAGAATTGGGGGGTGGGAGAGAGAAGCGTTGCTAAGTATTTACAGATAGCTAGAGACGAGCTGAAGAAGGATTGGGACATGGAACGACCTCAGATGATCGCTGATCTTTTGGCTCAATGCAGCACCTTACAGATGGAAGCTAGAAGGTCTGGTCAATATCATATTGCACTTGGTGCAATCAATACTGCAGCTAAACTTGCACACTTAGTCTCATGAGTCTCTTAGAAACTGTCTCGCAAGGCCATGTTTTATTTGAAGAAGGCTTTAGTTATATTCCCTCGTCAAAAGATATAATAAAAAAAATAAAAACTAAGTTGCTTCCGCATCAAGCATCTTTCTGCGATGATACAAGCCATCGAAAACTTGCTCTTGTTTGTGGCTTTGGTGCTGGTAAAACTTATGCTTTAGTTTCTAAAAGTATTATTCTTGCTTGCATGAATGTTGGTCATATATCTGCCATATTTGAACCAACAAGTCCAATGCTCAGAGATATTTTGATGCGAACAATGAACGAGCTTCTTGAGGAGTGGGAAATACCTTACACTTTCAGAGCTTCGCCTTTGCCAGAATATCAACTTACCTTTGAAGAAGGAACTCATACGATCCTATTAAGAACCATTTTGACTTATCAAAGGCTAAGAGGACAGAACCTTTGTGCGGTTGGATTTGATGAGGCCGACACCGTAAATAAAAGAGACGCAGAGCAAGCAATGAACATGGCTCTTGCAAGATTAAGGTCAGGAAATATTCAGCAGTTTTATGCAACAACAACTCCCGAAGGTCACGCTTGGGCTTTTGAGACTTTTGAAAAAAACGCAAAGGAGGATACAAGATTAATAAAAGCAAAGACAAGTGATAATCCTTATTTGCCAGAGGGCTTTATTGATTCTCTTTTAGAAAACTATCCACCGCAACTCATACAAGCCTATCTCAACGGAAACTTTACAAATCTTACAACGGGAGCTGTCTACTCCAGATTTGATCGCAACAAGCATTTGGTTGATAACATTCCGTTTGATATAAAGATGGAAACGCTCTTAATAGGGATCGATTTCAACGTGATGAACTGTAATGCAGTCGTAGCAGTCAAAGACGGAGATAAATTGTTTGTGATTGATGAAAT